TACGCATTCACAAATATATATATATATATGCATCAAGTTTTCTGTCATTGAGGACAGAATGAAATTAATCTAAGTAATAAGACCAGAAATCTAATTTCTGTTTCTTAGTACTAGCAGACTCAAGCCCCTTCACCATATAAACAGTCTGTAGGCGATCGCGATACAGATTCAATGGAAATAAAGCTGGTGTTTCCTTTCTAAAAGTCATAAACATTTTCTGAAAGAAAGCAAATTTCTCCTCATGAAAAACATAGTTGATCATGTGGCTACTTAAAGCAAAAGCTAAATCTTCCTGCTTCGTATTTACCATGTTAGCGACGCATTTTGCGAAGTTACATGGATGGTACTCAACCATATTGGGTGATTTGACCTTGAATTTTTGTGAAAAGAATTCAGCGCCATCTAATGATGCATGCTTCTTAAACTCATCCAACTTGAAACCTAAAATACTCGCTTGTTCACGATATTTCTCGGTATCAAAATCTCTCGGAAAAGTTTGCAACACATCATCACCACCAACTATGAGATTGTACTCTTTCGATAATATAGTTTTATCATCGAGATTGAGTCGCATTAATACAAGATTATTTACGACAAGCTGCGCTACGGAATTAACAAGAATGGTTAAGAACCAACCACTCTTCATTATCCCATCATGTGTAGCTTTAAGGCATTCACCGGTAGCTGATCTATAGACATAACCCTGAGTCATTTCTTTGAACATGCCTGAAAAATCTCTTTTCCATTCAGCAAATTCATCATCACTCATTGTAATTTCTTTGACCGCTAATCCGATCAATGCTTGTTCGCAAATCTCAAATATATATTGGAAACAATTATAGTCCCAAGTGGATTTATCACTTTCAAATACCTCACGTCCTTTAAAGAACCTGTTCATGTGCTCACAGTGACCAGGCTTATTAGGTGCAAATGGGTATTTAATTGGGCTATTTTTCCAATTTTCTACGACGGAGTGTGCCAATTCTTTTGATATAGCTGCATGCTTTATCATTTTTGTCACTGGATTTCCTACTATAATTCTCGGCATTCCTTTCTCAATCTTCTTTGGTTTTGTAGGTTCATTTTTGATAAAAGCCTTACCTACAAAGGCTTCATTCCAACTATTAAGGACTAGATCACGCAAACCTGCATTACCGTATTTGTTTAATACAGCGGCGTTATCATTTAAATTCTCGTCCAAAAACGGAAAACCAGGCGATTTCTTAGCCTGAACTATACTGCTGGAGACTATTTCATCAATATTTTCCGCAGATTTATAACCGGTTTTAGGTGAGAATTTGGAGTTTACTAACTGTTGAATAACAATATTAGCACACCTATTTTTCTCATCATTTGTCGGTTTACTTAAAATTTGCGAATTACGTTCATGAAACAACTCTAAATGTTTCTTTAGAGATAAATCTGTTGTTTTAGTACTGATAATAGGCGCCAAGTACATATCTGGTTTATAACCAAACTCATCCAACTTATCCTTATTATCAACCAAAAATTGTTTAACCTTACCATTTTCTTTCTTAGCAGCAGCCACATGTGAAGGTTTCTCGTGTGACACAATCATGTAAGGTTCTGAAGTGAATCGAACTTTCTTTGGTAGAGGAACGTTTTCATACAAGATTTCTCTGGCGTTATAATCGCCAGTATCATCATCATCATAATCTGCCCATTGTTTTGAGCATTTATTACTTAGATGTAATAATTGATCCTGCTTGGAACGTTCTTCCATATATCTATTTTTACTAAAATTTGGAAATTCTCTTTCCATATCATCATCATCCATGTCATAATAAACATAACCGTCATTATCCATCAGGGTATAAGTATCATCTGGTTCACTATACGTTTCAATGTCACGGCCTTTGAATTTACGCATATTTTTCGTATATCCATAGATATTGACTACTGAACTAGTGCTAGATACATTCTCATTACCCTCTCTCGGCAAATAATGTATTATGTGTTCAATTCTAATAGCGACGTTTTCGACGCCATCAGTTCTGACATGCATTGCGATGGTTTTACCTCCTGCATATAGAGGACTTCCACTATAACCACATTCAGTGGAAGCGCTATGTTGAAGTTCGTTATGGGTACTATTCTTCAACACGCGTCCAATTGAAGCCATCAAGACTCCATTATGGAAACCTACTGCCTGAATGTTCTGATTGAAATGTGAGGGCCCCAGTATAACTGAGCGCATCCCCATCTTCGACCAAAAGCCTTTAGACATTCTCACGGCGAACACATCAAGATCACCACTGTAAGCATTATTATCATCTTCAAACAAAGTCAAATTGAGTTTGAAGCAATTTTTAATATTCACAGTGCAGTTTTTCTTGTTATCTTCCGCAACCCCAGTAGCGTATATATCGAATAAGCAGCTGCTACATCCGAAAGCTACGTGTCTGGCGGTTACCAAGTAATCACTAATGCGAAAGAAGCTAGCATATTTCGCTAACTCCGTATTCTCACTAGACAATAAG